GTCTCAATAACTCCGCATTTCGTCGTATCATCCATTCTTACAATGAAAAAGTGTTTCTGTACCTTATTTAATATATCGCTATCCATAGGTAAATAGATTTCAAAATCTCCGCTCTCGTAATATCGTTCTGTCCAGATTGCAGATATATACGTATCGATTACGCCTACTACATCGAAAAGTTTATTTAATATGTAAAACTCCATGATCATATAAAAATCACACTCCCTCGAAAATAGGCTGTATCGTTACTTTAGCCGTTATATATTCCTCTCCGGTAGTTGCTGAGAACTTTAAAACGTTTTCTCCGTTTACGAGCTGAATCCATGTCGAACGCATATCTATATCACTGATCAGATCAATATTTTCGAAGCCCTCAGACGCCAAAATAACGCTCTTTTCTCCTCGTCTTGTGTTAAGTGTGAGCTTTTCTCCCTCGAAAAAGTCACGAATAACAGTAAACTCCTCTCCGGTTGTTTCATTTTCAATATGTAGATTTTCCACGTCTCCGGAGAAATTAAATTCTGCTACGAATCCGATAGCTTCGTCTGAGTTATTAATGACAGTAGCTTCTCCGTTCTCAAAATCTACTTCTATTTCCTCGATAGCTTTAAGATACGGATCAGGACAGATAATAGACGCTTGTATCTTCTGCGGATTTTCGTTTAGATCAATTTCCAAAGAGTCTACATAGCCGTCAGTCCATACCTCACGGCTTGCATTTTTGACATAAAGCTTTATATAGTGCTTAGCTTTGATATATTTGTAAATGTTGATACGAGATTTTTCGATACTGAGCTGAGGATATATCGTTAAAACTATATTTCTGTCTCCTAAAAAGCTACTGTTAAAGACTGAGCCGTCTTTCGTAGCTATCGGAGTTGTATTAATGTTAGCAGCTGGCGGAGTGACGCCAGTCACTCCACCGAGAATATAAGAAATATTATTATGTAGATTGAGCCTCTCTCCGTATTCGTTTTCTATCGTTATTTCTAACATATCTTAGACTCCTTTCGCAAAAGCTAACTGATTCCGAGTCTGCCTATAAAGATCGAGTCTTGACAGTGCTTTCGGGCTGTTGTTTGTTTGTACGAAATTGTAGTTATTATTTATCGTGCTTGCTACTTCTCCGCCTGAGCCGATAATGCCCTCAGCCATTAGAGACATTCTTAAATCATTAGCTACGGCGTTTATCCACTTTTTATTATTGTCTAAAGGAACGACGGCTTCGGCTCCGTTTCCTTCCAAAAATCCCCACTGTCCTTTTTTAAGAATACCACCTTCCGCGAGCTCTGGGATCAATGGAATATTGATACCCTTACCACCTACGGCAGGAACCCAGTCGGGAATCTGTATCTTATTAAGACCACCGATAAACGCGTTAATACCTCTGATAATAAAGTTAATCGGAGCTTTTATAAATCCTATGATAGCATCGAAAATATTCTTGATCGCGTCTGCTGCTCCTTGGAATATACTACTAAAAAAGCTCGCAACTGTTGAAAAAATACCAGTGATGCCGTCCCAGATTCCTTTAAAAAATCCTACGACTCCATCCCATACGGCTTTAATACCGTTCCATGCGTTTTTAAAGATATTTCCGAAAAATGTAGCAACGGCTGAGAACGCTGTCGATATTCCGTCCCAGATAGCTTTAAAGAAATCTACTACAACGTCCCATACGGCTTTTATCGTATCCCACGCTTTAGAGAAAAGATCTACTAAAAAGTCTATAACTGTTTTCGCCACTTCGGCGATCTGCTCGAACATCCATCCCCAGAACGCTCTAAAATCCTCACTTGTATTCCATAAGTACATAAACGCCGCTACTAAAGCGCCGATTAATGTAATCAGGATTCCGAGTGGACTCGCGTTCTGAGCCGCGTTAAGTGCCCACTGAGCCGCCGCCGCTCCCTTTTCTACGATTGTTAACGCCATCCATCCGTCTTTCATGACTGTTAAAGCTGTACTATACGCAAGATATCCGGCTACGGCTCCGGCTAAAGCTGTCAGGACTCCGACAACTGTCTCTCCGTTATCGATCAAAAATCCGATAGCATCCACTAGACCGCCTAAAGCGTCTACACCTGCGCGTAATGCCGGCTCGAACTCTTCGTATAAAGCGAGCTTTACTCCCTCGAATTGAGCGTCTAAAGATTTCAAATCTCCGGCTAGATTGTCGTTCATAGCGTCCGACATTTCTTTAGCCGTTCCCTCGGAGTGTCTCAGCTCCTCTTCGAATCCTTTAGCTGAATCTACTCCGGCATTGAATAACAAGTTAAGACCTTTTATAGAGTCAGCTGTAAAGGTACTTGACAATGCCGCCGCCCTCTCAGCGTCTCCCATGCCGTTAGTAGCATTTTGTACATCCATCAAAATATCAGTCATGTCTCGGAAGTTTCCGTTCGCGTCTGTTACCTTAACAGTCGTGTCTCCGATCAGAATAGAGAAATCCTTTTCAGACGCTGAAAGCGTCGTCAAGATAGAGTTCATTTCCTCCATGGATAAATCATTTTCTTTAAATACCTTGGAGACGTCAACTCCCTTTTTCGCCATTTCTTGAAGCTTTAAAATAAAAGCTCCGGAGTCTCCGTTCGATGCTTCGAGTGCTTTATTAAACTCACTGTTAGTAATACCTGCTTTTTTAAGTGCCTGAGATAGCTTGTTCGTATCTTTTCCCATAGCATCGGCTTGCTTGTTAAAGCTATCTGCAGACAGTTTAGCCGTATCCATTTTATTAGTCATGTCACGCAATACAGCCGCTAAAGCAGTACCGGACTCGGAACCCTTTAAGCCTTGGTTAGCCATTGTCGCTAATAAAGCTGTCGTCGTCTCTACATCTTGTCCAGCCGCGTGCATATTTGCCGCTACGTTTTTATAAGCCTCTCCGAGTCCTTCGGCTGTCGTGTTAGCGTTGCTCTGAGCGTACGCCAATAAATCAGCAAAATATGTCGACTTGTCGGCTTCCAGACCGAACGCGGATAAATAGTCCGTTACCATATCGGAAGCTTTTCCTAAATCCATTCCAGCCGCCGCCGCCAGATTTAAAACTCCCTCGAGTGAGCTAGCACTTGTCTGGGCGTCCCAGCCTGCTAAACTCATGTATTTTAAAGCGTCTGCTGCCTCAGAAGCACTAAATACAGTTGTCGAACCATACTCTTTAGCCGTATCTCTTAGCATTTGTAAATCATCGGCTGTCGCTCCGGATATCGCTCCTACTTCGCTCATAGCTGAATCGAAATCCATTCCGGTTTTTACAACATCTTTAGCGAAATCCTTGATTGCGTTAGCCGCGTACATAATGCCATTAGCCACGAGATCAGCTAAAGCACCTTTTAATACCGTGAATCCGTCAGCTTGTCCCTCAGGATCCAGTTCGTCTAAAGAGTGGTCGAAACTGTCTGCCGCCTCGTCTGCGTCGTTTAAAGCGTCCTTGCTCTCTTTAAGCTCTTTAGATAAATCCTCGATTTCTTTCGAAAGCTCTCTTGCTGAGTCTGAGTTTTTGCCTTCCTCGACAACTACCTGCTTGTACGCATCTTTTAACTCGTCAAGTCGCTTTTGCTGATCATCTATAGAATCTTTTAAATCGTCGTATGCTTTCGACTGATCGTCCGCCGCGTCCGCTGAGTCCTCTTGTGCCTTTACGAGCTCCTCTAGTTGCTGACGGTATGAGTTTAACTCGCTCGTCGTTTTATTGATAGCCGTCTGCTGATTAGCGATCTTGATTCGCATCTCGTCGGCTTCTTTCGAGTTTTCTCCATACTCTTTCGAGATCAGCTCCAACTGTTTTTTATAGCTGTCTAAAATCTTGTTCTGATTTCCTAAAACCTTTTCAAGCTGATTTATTTTAAGTGATACTCCGTCAGCTGATTTCCCCCAGTTTTCCATTCCTGAGGCGGCGGCTTTAAACTCAGCATTAGCGAGCTTGATCTGTCTACTGGCTTCTGATATACCCTTTTTTAAGTCTGATATATCGACTTTAAATTTTGTGGTTGTCTGATTGTCAGCCATCGAACTTTTACCCCCTTTCGGGATTGAGGATCTCTAAAACCAGTTATCAGACGCAGGCCTTCTAATAATCCTCTTTCCGTTTTTATTCTTTTTCTTTTTCTTGCTAAATTTTCGATATCTCGAAATTAATATAAAAACCTCTCTCGCTCTTTCCTTCCTCAGGATAAAAGGATTTAATGAGGGATAAATCTCGCATAAATTATTTGTCATTTCGAAAAGTGTCTCGTATATGGGCGTATTGTCTTTTACGCCCTCTTCAAGTTTCCCTGATTAAGCTCTTTTAAGTTCTCAGCTATAGCTAAAGCGATCTGTAAAATCGTCTGGATCAAGTCGGAGACTTTCGTTCTTTTAAGCTCCTCGTCTGTCAGCTCTGGAAAAACGTCATGCAATAATGGTTTAATCTGACCGAATCCTTTTGTAACCATCTTAGCGACTTCTGCGTTATCGTTAATCTTATCAAGATCAATTATCCGCATAAACTCCTCTACAGTTCCAAACATAAGATCGTAGCTATCTGTCTTGTATGTCTTTTCGATTTTACTTTTATCGTCCGCTCTATAAATATTTAAGCTAATCATGATTTTATTATCCTCACTTTCATTTTTTAAAAAGGCGACGACAAAATAGCCGCCGCCTCTATCATATTGATTAATATGTAACTTATTCGGTTACAGTTACCGCGCAGATATCAGTAAATCCGCCGTCGGTAGTTGTCGCTGTAATAACAGCAGTGCCAGCGCTTACGCCCTCTACAACGCCACTAGCTGAGACTGTTGCGATCTCGTCGTCGCTTGAAGTCCATGCTACAGATTTGTCGGTAGCGCTTGCAGGTGATACAACGGCTCCGATAGTAACCTCAGCTCCTACGGCTACGGTAGCGATAGACGGAGCTACAGTTACTCCAGTCACGTTAACAGTGCCACTAGCGGAGATAGAATCCGGAGTCTGGATCTGAGCGAAAAATGTTGAAACGTCAGCCAGACCGTAACGAGCATCTACTACGATTCCCTTTACGCCTGCCTTTTCCCATGTAGCACCGTTAAAGATTCCCTTTGTAAACTCGTGCTCGGTATAGATTCCAGTAAACTCGATAGAAGTATTACTTGTATCTGTTCCGTCGTTTTCTGTCGTTACTGTCTCCTCAGGAATATTAAACTGTCCTTTTAATCTGGATACGTAACGATAGCCGCCGTCGGTTCCCTTTGTACGGTACATAATCGCGAAATATTTGTTAATTCTGGGAGAATCTACCATCATTCCGGTAGTTGCGTCAAAAGACTTGCCGATCATAGTAGCAAGCTTGTCAAGTGCTGGCGGAGCGAGTGTTAAGCTGATTGTATCAGCTGATTCACTGTTTACTACGATCATAGCTTTATTATCGTAGTAATGAGCTTCGCTAGCGGCGTCAACGCTCTTGCCAACTTCCTGCACTGGGATATGAATCGGAGTTCCGGTTACATAGCCGTCTGCATCGTCTTTAATGACCTCAGCGAAATAGAAATTATCTACTCCGCGAAATTCGAAAATCTGCTGAGAAGTGTCTGCCATCTCTTTTTACCTCCTATTAATTTTGTAATTCAAGATACATAACATCTATACCGCGTCCGACGTGTGTTATCTCGTCTGAGGTTACGTCGTGCCCTCTGTCTGTTATGATCCATCCATTTTCTAAAAGCAATGCTCTAGCGCTACGGATCAGATCATAAGCGAGCGACGGATCAGTAGAATAACAGTTAATGGAAAAATCATATAAAACCGAGCTTGTTTTATTATCGTAAAAGCTTTCTCCAGTCTCGTCATTATTCCAAAAAGTAAAAAACGTTTCGGGATATACATCGTCAGCAGCTAGGCTACCCTGACGCATAACCGGATATTTAAAGCTTAATAATAAAGTTATTAAATTATCCTCCATCTATTATCCCTCCATGATTCGGACAATCTCGTCTTGAACTACGGCTTCCATGTCGCTTTGTATTGCTTTCATATATTTTTTTTGCTTATACATCTTTTGTAATTCTCTATCTGGTTGCATACGCGGAGTCCCAGTTATAAGAAATCCTCCGGCGCCGTCTTTAGAATAATCGAATCCGACTCCGACTTCCGCGACGGTTCCGCTCCATGTTACAGTCGGACTAGCTATCGCGTTTTCAGTCGCTCCAGTCGAATATTTACCTTTAGCAGGTAGATTAGACTTTTTGACTGCGTCTTTTGTATCTTCCTCGATTGTCTCTGCGGCCTGCTGTAAAGCGCTCGTTACGACCTTGTTAACGTTTCCGTTAAGTCCCTCGAGTTTTGTTACCAGCTCATTAAATCCGCTGAGTTCTAAATTAAGCGTATTTCGTTTCCCCATAGCTTTTAAGCTCCACCTTCTACGGCTTGTACTCTGAATTTTATAAACTGATTTCTCATGTTTATATTTTCAGGTTTTCCGATGATCTCGTATACGTCTCCAGTAGACAAAACTTTAATTCTACAATCGGATTTTATATCCGGTCTATACCATGTCTCGACGTTTGCCGTATCAATTATGCTATAGACATCATTAGTAACCGTTTCCGTTCCCATATATGTTTTAAAGCTACAGTTAAGACGGATTCCCTGCTCAGGAAACGTCTTTACCTTTACGCCTTTAACGTAGCTATAGCCACTCGGTATAAATAACTCGATAGCTGTCGTATATGGAAACGATGGTTTAAACTCTTTATAAGCCATAAACTCAACCTCCGAACGACAACTGAGTAGCTCGTTGCATAAAGTACTCTGATAACTTTCCGTTTCCGGAGCCATACGCCCATAGATCAGACACTCCGCGAGATACTACTCCAGCCGTTATTTTACTTTCAGGAACTCCGGCGCCTATCAGAAAAGACTTAACCTCTGAGATATACTCGAGTATCGTCGCGTCCTGATATGTCCCCTCAATTCCTAAAGCGTTTTTTACGCTTGTTAGCATTTCTGTATCTGTCATGTGATATCCCTCCAGAATTTAAACCTCTGAACCGCTTTAAAGGCTTGTTTAAGCGATTAAAACGGCTCAGTGGTATATTGTAAACAATACGAAAAAAGAAACGAACTAAAGGTTTTAAAAAGCTCTTAGAAGCCTACTTTAGCGATCGTTACGTCGCCAGTTGCTAAAGTAGCTGTATAAAGAGTCTTACCGTCTGCGTCTACGTCAGCTCCTAAAGTCTCAACCTTAGTTCCAGCTACGGAAAATCCGTCGTAATCATAAGCAGGAACGAAGTATACAGTAGCGCTTGATACGGCAGCAGCAAAATCTAAACTCTTTACGGGCTCAGAAGCGATCAATGCGTTAGCGGCGCTTGATACGACGAACTGTCCGTCTACTGTCTTAGCGTCTACAGCTGTTAAAGTAGTCCCAGCGATTTTAATTGTTAAGCCATATAAAGAAATTAGATCGATCGCTGTTACTGGCACGATTCTATCATTGTTAATCATAGTAATTTTACCTCCCATTTATTTTTATGCTTCGGTATTTAAAACAAGTCCGGTCAGATCAAAAGTCTGAGTTCTAACTATATCATCGATAGTAGTTTCGACTTTCAAAACTTGCTGAATACCATCTACTTTTCCAGTAACTTTAAACACTGCGTTCATATCCTCGTCGAGCTCTACAAGTCCCATTCCTGATGCACTGGGAACGAGTCCAACTTTTACAACTCCCTTATTGTTAGGATTTACGAATTTAAGCGCCATAAAGTTTCCGTCGCCTGCTAAAGGACCCGATGGAGCGAGTCCACCTGCGATAAACTTTAAAGTTCCGGTGATTGCTCCGTCAGCTACGACTAAATCCGTCTGCATGTCTGCCGGAGTTTTATCAGTCCATGGATACGTAGCAGAAGCTTTGTCCGGCTGTACGTTAATTTCCTTTACGCCTACGAATCCGGCGATAGCATTAATTACGTCCGGAGTTAAAGTTAAGTCTGCCACTTCGACCGCGTCTCCGCCTAAAGCTACGAATAATTTTTTCAGAGAGTCTACTGTTTGTTTCATAGCTTATCCCTCCTCTAATTAGTTAGCTTTTTTCTTGATCAGAACGAAGCCGTTAGGATTTAAGATTTTACCATCTACTACAGTTAAAGCCTTGTCTACCCATTCGTTAGTCTCGTTATCGAAATATCTCTGAACTGAGAATCCCCAGTTTTCGTTAATTGCGTACTGGTTAGGCTGCCAATATACGCCGATAACGTCTCCAGCTTCTGCTGTATCGAAATCTGCGATAATTTCAGGCTCAACGAGTGAAATCTCACGACCAAAGAATTTGCCGTTAGGATTTGCGGAGTCTCCGTCGTTTACTTCGAGTCCGGTAGCCTGATGGAATACGGGATTTCCGTTAGCGTCAGCCATTGTCTCGAGATATGTCTCAACGGTTGACAATGGGAAGATAAATTCGCCTGCTCTATAGCCTAAAGGCAACTTAGCGAAAAAGTTCTTACGCCACTTCTGCCAGTCGCCCAGATCAGCGGCTGTCATTTGCACAACGTTTGTTACTCTTGCGTCGTTTAAAATACCGAGCATACATCCTTCGCCGGAGCCGTTAACGATTCCGTAATCCATAGCTTCCAGATATGCCTCAGCGATAACTTCGGAGATCTTTGTCTCGAAATCATTAATCGTTAAAATGCTGGACAAAAATGTCTGAGCGATACGGATTTCTGCGACATGATAGCTAAACATAACTTTTCCGAGCTTGTCCAGCTTCTGTCTGGGAGATACTGTAGACTCATTTACCCACTTGAAAGTAGCTTTAAGTGATCCAATAGGATACTCAACGCCGCCCTTCATGTTAGTTTTACGAACTTTTGCGTAAAGGTTACCATAAGTCTTTTTAACTGTATTGATAACCTCATTCATAATAGTTAAAGGAATAGCCGGAGCTGTATCAGCGGTGCTTACAGCGTCGCCTGCTCTCAATTCTGCGGAGATAACGCCAGTCTGTACGTATTTCATAAACGCCTGACGATATTCCATAGAATTTAATCTATCCTCCTCAGATCTTGTCTGAGTATTTGTTGCTCCGGTAGTAAAGGAACCAGCTACTACACCGTTTACGAGCTGAGCTGTCGCAGGTACTTCGGAACGAGTCTCAACTGTTTCGAGCTGAGCCGCTCTCTCCTCTGCTTCGATAGCTTCGATCTCATCTTTTGTCTCCTCGATCTCTGCGTTAATATCCTCGATCTGTTCATTAATAGAACGGACTTCGTTAACGTCCTGAGATGCCTGAGCGCGTGTTACTAAATTAGTTTTCTTTGACTGTAATCTAGCAAGTCTCTTTTCGAGTGCTTTTTTTCTCATGATTTTTTCCCTCCTGATTAGATTTTAGAAAGTAAATTTGTTTTGAGCTTTAATAGCTCTAGTTTGTCACTCTCCAGTGATTGAGCGGTCTGCTGTCTCGCAGTCTCCACGGCTGACCGAGCACTCTCCAGCGCTTCCTTGCTTCTCGCATCTATAGAAGTAGTGTCATACGCAGGAAAAGTAACCGCGCTGACTTCTACAACTGATCCTATTTTCTCAATATGTCTAGTCGGATGCTCGGACT